CAGAAGCGAAAGAGAACCTGAATCTTCTGGAAGAAGAAATGTCAGTAAAATACGAACTGCCTATGGACTTTTTTATAGAATAGGATAAAGATGGCAGCAAGATTGAATGAAAATATGGAACTTGCAATGCCTTTGAGGAACATTGTCACACTCATTGTAGTGTCGGCATTGGCAGTTTGGGGTTACTTTGAAATGGTTAACAGGATATCCGACATTGAGACCAAATATGTCTTAATGCAAACTGACTTAGAGAAAAATACCGAGTTCCGAATCAAGTGGCCGAGAGGCGAAATGGGAAGTCTACCTGCTGACAGTGAGCAGTTTATGCTCATTGAACACTTATCAAAAGAACATGAGAAATTGGTAAATAAAATAGAAAACGGCAAAGCACCATTCGACCAGCAACAGCAACTTACATTAGAATTTTATGAAAGACGTATAACAGAAGTCGAGTCTAAGATATCTGAGATGTATGAATTATCTGGTGGTAGTCATGGTGGCATGGATCATTAGGAGGTAACGTGATTTGGACGGGATTTGCTTTAGTATTATTTGTGTCAGGGGCAGTGAGTGAGTATTTGCCTATGGATTCACCATCCAAGTGTTTAATGGAGAAAAGGAAGATAACAAGATTTCACAAGGGGAATCCACCATCATATCGATGTCTTCCTTCTAAATTAAAAATGAGCGATTTCAATGGCAAACTTAAACCTACTGATTGGATTGAAATCGGAGAATTTAAAAAAGGAGCATAATGTTACCAATGTTAGTACCAATGCTGACCAATGTCATAGGTGGACTGGTCGCAGATACTGCCACGAATATGGCAAAAGAACACGTCATGGACATGGTGCAAAAAGTAGTTCCACCCGAAGCGATGGCTGTCGTGGACAAAATGGTAAGCGATGATCCAAACAACCCTTGTGGTTCTATGAGCGAGTTGATTGATCGTATGGCAGATCCAGAAGATATGGAAGTTCCTGCCATTCCTGCTATGCCAGAGATGCCAAGTGTCGGTACAATGTCAATCGACTGCAGAGTCAGTTTTGATCCTACAACCATGGATATTTCTGTGGAGAAACTGTGACCGAAGAAAAATGTTGCGAGTGTGAAAACTGCACATGCGATCCTTGCGAGTGCACACCTGAAGACCCTTGTGGATGTGAGTAATGGCGACTAGTCCATACATTCATCATTACAGAGATATCGGTGAGCAAGGACTGATACAATCTATTACTGCCGAGACTATTTTCCTCGGTGGTAGGGATGTTATTTACCTGCCCAGAGAAGATTATAATAAAGAAGACCCAATCTTTGGGCAGGCATCCCAACTTATCTTTCGAACTTCCTTCAACGTAGCAATGCTTGTTGAGTCAACAGAAGGTTTTGAAGGTGAGGGTGAGTTTTATTCAAAATTTGGTCTTGACATAAAAGATAGAGTTACTCTGTCATTGTCAAGAAAAACATGGGAGGAGTTGAACTTAGATTCTGCGTCTCCAGTATATGATACGGTTGATGCTGATGATCCTGATGGGTATGATCGTTTACTGCTTGAGCCAGGAGCGACCTACACAACTGAGGTAGCAAACCTACTGACACAGGATTTAGAACAGTTCGTAACTGAAGATACTGCAAACGCAAATACAACTCAGGAAGACGATTTGATCATGGAGGTACAGGACGGTGACCTGGCGATTGATCGTCTTATATATGAAGATTCAGGTGGTTTAATGGAGGTAAACCTGATTCTAGAAGTACAAGATGCAACTGGTGGTAATGAGATTGAATATCTAGTGATGGAGGAGCAGGAAACTGCTGGGACAGATGATAAACAAATCATGATCACAGAGTTTATAAACCAAGAAACTTCTATCTACTTTAAGATAGATTTCGAGATACCTGATCCAGATTACGTGCCTGATAGATTAGTCGCAGATCATCAGATTTTACAAAGCATGTCAGCCATTGATCGCATGGTTATGGAAGATGGTTCAGGTGATTCCTTCGTTTTAGAAGACACGAGTCAGTATGGAAGCAGGCATCGTCGTCCATTTGAAGGGGATCTGATTTATTTTCCGTACAACAAAAAGGTCTTTCAGATCACTTTTGTTGAACACGAATCACCCTTCTATCCTGGAGGTACCTTGCCCCAGTTCGTACTGACGTGCGACTTACTGGAGTACTCCAATGAAATATTTATTACTGGAATTCCTGAGATCGATAGCATCGAAGATAACCTCTCTCAGATGGCAGTTGAAGTCACCTGCCTCTCTGTTGAAGGTGGTGCTTCTGGACAGTTTGAACGTGGTGAAATCATCCGTGAGACTACGTTACTTGGAATTGACGATAGCAATGCTAGTTCTGCAAGTGCTCGTGTTCTGCGTCATGATTCTAACACTGGTAAACTTGTCATCGCACCTATGACGCCAGGACTGTCAATAGGCAGTCAGATTTATGGTACGAAAACAGGTTCGTTTACCACTATTACATATATGTTGTCCAACGATGGTCTCGGCACATCGCCAACTGTAGAGTTGGAAGAGTTACAAGATAATGCTGATGAGCAAGCAATGAACCTTGAAGTAGAAAATTTCGCAAACAACTTTATCGACTTCACTGAAAGCGATCCATTCTCAGAAGGACAGTTCTAATGTTCGGAAAGCATTTATACCATCGGTTAGTAAAAAAGTATGTTGCATATTTCGGCACTCTTTTCAATAATATTGAAGTCCGTCGCTATGAGGGATCAGATATTATCGGTAGACTTCGAGTGCCCATATCATATGCCAGCAAGGACTATTACAGGCAAAGACTTGTATCAGATCCTGAACTCGCCCGACAAGCCAGTCAGATGTTACCACGCATGGGTTTCATGATGACATCTATGACATATGACGTATCAAGAAAAATAAACCCTTTACACAAGTTCGTTAGCAATGTTAACGGAACTATGCGTTCTATGGGAAATAGTATTCCATATGACTTCTCCTTCGAACTACACGTCTGGTGCAAAATGCAGGAAGACGGGCAACAGATCATAGAGCAGATCGTTCCTTACTTTCATCCTGATTTTACTGCCAGTCTTAAGTTGGTAGAGTATATGGATCTGAGTCTCGATGTACCCGTAATCTTAGATGCTGTCTCAAATGAAGATACGTATGAGAATAGTCCTGACGGCACTCGTACGATTATTTGGACTTTACAGTTTACTATGAAAGGTTATTTCTTTCCCGATGTTGAATCGAATCCTACTGGTATTGTAAAACATGTGGACTTACATCTATCTGGATCTGGTGGAGCAGAGGCACAAGGACAAGGATATAACTCTAATATTGAAATAAAACCTTCTCCTACCTCGGCAACACAATTTGACCCGTACACGATAACAACAGAACAAAACTTTTTCAACACAGCAATGCATTTCAATCCTGTGACTTGCGAACCGCAACTGGAACCCTATGAAGGATAGAAATGAAATTCTTTTTAATAGTTTTAGCCATATTTTTGGCTGGTTGCACAAAAATCGTTGAAGTCGAAAAAATAAAACAAGTCCAAATCGGAACTTTTACTGGTACATTTCCTACTGCTGACGTTCGAATCATGTGGCAGTCCTGTATGCAAGGTCATGCACAGGTGCGACGAATGCACCCTAACGAAGCAGGTCAGGTTTGTGACTGCGTAGCAGATCGTACCAGGGTAGACTTTAAGATGGAAAACATCAAAGAGATATACAGTATGGGTGCAAAAGGGCAAATCGGTCCTGATAATAAAACCCGAATCGATATGGTCCAATATTGGACAAAAGCAAACATGGAGTGTGAGATGGAACTGAGACAAGGTACTTTATACAATCCAAGACAATCGCACTACGTAGACCCAAAAGATATGTTATGAGCCAAGAAGATGAACTGAAAGACATGTTCGATTTAACACCTGCCAAGACAGAACCCAAAGAGGTTGTTCCTGTTGAGGCACCAAAAGGTAATCTCGAACTACAAACTGACTTTGAATACACCAGAGACAACATGTATACTGCTATGGAAATGCAGAATGAAGCCATGCAGGAAATGTTAGAGTTGGCTAAAGCATCTGGTCATCAAAGAGCATTTGAAGTTTTCGGTTCTATGTTTTCACAGTACACAGATGCTCAAACTAAACTGATGAACCTCCACCAGCAAAAGGAGAAAATCAAAAATGATGAGGCAAAAACTGTGAACAATACGACAAACGTCCAACAGAATGTATTAGTAGGATCTACAAAAGATCTACTCTCAATGGTGAAGAAAGGACAAATAAAGGAAGATGGTGAAATCGTACGTGAATAACCCACTGATCAAGGCACAGCACCAAGATCAGGAGTTTACCCAGGATCAGATAAAAGAGTTTGCCAAGTGTGCAAACGATCCGATGTATTTTATTGAAAATTATGTAAAAATCGTGCACCTCGAAAGAGGGTTAGTTCCTTTTGAGTTGTACGACTTCCAAAAGAACATGGTTAAGACATTCCACGAGAATCGTTTTACCATTTGTAAAGTTGGTCGCCAGTCAGGGAAGTCGGTGACCGTAATCGCATACCTACTATGGTATTTGCTTTTTAACGAGAGTGTTTCTGTTGCGATGCTGGCGAACAAAGCAGCAACTTCTCGTGAACTTCTATCAAGAATGCAACTCGCTTATGAAAATCTTCCCTTTTGGCTTCAACAAGGTGTTGGAGTATGGAACAAAGGTTCGTTCGAACTGGAGAATGGCTCAAAAATTATTTCTTCTGCTACTAGTTCCTCTGCCATTCGAGGTAGTTCTTTTAATCTGGTATTTCTCGATGAGTTTGCATTCGTGGAGAACAACTTAGCAGAGGATTTTTTCCGTTCTGTTTTCCCTACCATATCCTCAGGTAAAAATACAAAACTTATGATCGTCTCAACTCCTTATGGGATGAACCACTACTATCGCATGTGGAAAGAGGCAGTTGACGGCAGGTCTCAGTTTGTACCTATTCAGGTTCATTGG